GGATTAGTTTCTGCTAAAATCTCTTCTGGCGTTTTAGTAATTTCTAAATCAGCATTAGCTTTTTCATCTTCTACTATTTTTTGCTCTGCCGCTACTTCAATCTTTTCTTCTGCAACCTTGTTTTCAAATGTGTTAACATTTTCTTGTAGCCAAGGATCATTGGATAATTTACTTAAATCGGCTTTTGGAGCAGTTGCAACCACAGCATCTCGCTCGGTATTTTGTGCAACTATTTGTTCTACGTTTTCCATTTATTGTATTTTTATTCAAATATATTAAATATTCTCATTGTTTAGATTTTCATTAGAAAATTTATGTTCATTAACAACTACTTGGTCAGACATCTTATTTTGATTCACGCGGATGTCAGTATCACCTTGCAACACAATATTCTCCTTCTCATTCAACTGTCTGTCTTCTCTATCTGCATTAGCTATTTCTAATTGTTGTTGTAATTGAGCCGCTTGCATTTGTTGTTGACCTTGCATTTGTGCTTGTTGACCCTCTTGTTCAAATTGTTTCAACTTAGCTTCTGCATTTTCTAGTATAGATTTCTTCTCTGCGAATGTCTCAGCTATTGCAAAGTTTAAAGCATCTGCTTGACTTAATGTTTTAGCATTTAATGATGTTTCCATCCATCTCTCCATTTGCTGATTAATCTTAGAGTATTTACTTCCGTCTTGTATATGAACACCATAATCTCTAAAACCTATATCTTGAGTTACTTTTAACCAATTGAATTTACCTGTACCTAATATTTGTTCTCCTTTTTCTACTTTATAGAAGCCCCAAGTTACTTTAGTAGACTCTACTATTTTACTTAAAACTTTACTTTGGTATAAATTATACCCATAAACAAATGGCGCTGTTATTGTACGAGAAGCTGAGATAGCCTCATTAGTATTAGTAACAGTTGCACTAGCCGAAATTTGACCTTCTCTATTTTCATTTATACCTGTCATTCTATCCATCATGTTTAGAATGTCGTTTTTAAAGTTAATTAAACTAGGGAAAGATTCACTTAATCCTAAATCTTCCATTTGCAATAAATTATTTAAACTTACATCTCGGCCATGAGCATTACCTGTAGCTGATGTATCATAAGTCATAAAACCATCATTGATAATATTATACATTACTTCTTTTACACTTGACGTTCTTCCCAATGCCGCCGTATTGAATCCTAATGTTTTACCCTTAAACTTATTAATGTCTTGTAATATCTTATACATTACAATATCAAATACATTACTTAAGTTCTCTAATTCATTCATTAAAGATATACGCATACCATCTACTGTTTGGCAAAGGAATCCTGTATAAGAACCTCCGAATATTCTCGTTGGATCATCCACCTTTCTCATTTGGAATAATGCTCTTCTTCTGTTTACATCCAATTCTTTTAGTCCGCCGATACGAGTAGACTCATATAAATCTTCTGCGTATTTAGCAATAATTTCATATTTACCTTTTTTAACTTGAGCATCATGCCATTCTTTATTTTGCTCATATTCATTAGTGTCCATCTCAATATAGATGTAAGGCTCACTAATATCCATGGCTAATTGAGTAGCAGTCTTAGTTAATCTCTTAAAATATGTAGGAATAACAGACTTCCATTCAATGTGCATTACTTGAACCATTAAGTTTCCGTTTACCATTTTAACTCCTTGGTTATTATTAGTCAAATAAGTATTAGGTGTCTGCGAAATGCTATTTAGTAAATCTATTTGAGTTTGAGTTAGCTTATATCTTTTTAAAACATCATGTATTGATACATATATACAAGAACCCATTAATGGACTCTTTTCTAAGAATGTATCTCCTTTTATTTCTTCAAATATAGCTTCTCTTGGGTCAATACTTATATATGTAGTTTCTCCTTCTTCATTTCTTTCTACTTTACCAAACATTACTGATGTAATAGTTCCGTTAAGCACATCATTAGAGAACTTCATTTTTAAATCATCTGCGATAATCATTTCATTTAGAATGATTTGCATAATAACTTCTTGCTTATCTTTTGGACTTATTTTATCCCATAATGGGTCTTCTTCACTATCAGGAATCTGCGCCCCCTCCATTACATCTACTCCTACTTTAGTCTTCAAATGTTCTAACTCTGGCTTTGCTATCATAGCACCATACATTAAATCCATTTGATTCATCTTCTCCGTCTTAGCATCTCTATTAGTAGTTTCAACAGTGGCCGCCAATGGTTGCGTCAAAAATTCTCCAATCATTAATTGCATTTTAGGCTTATGTGCCCTATACGAAATAACCTTGTCTTTATTCTTTTTTCCGTAAGTTCTAGCTAGTGGATTAACATCAGTTTTGATGCCATTATAAGATAAGTAATCTTTATTCATTTTATCTCTTAATGAATTACTACCTATCCACATAAATTGAGCATAATCTAAATGCAAAGAACACCACTCAGGTGTTTTCTTATATTGGGGTATTGATTGCGATGGGAACTGCGAGTTACTTGCCATTATTGATTTATTTTATTCAAAAATAGCAAAATTTATCTTAACTTAAACCAAACCTATCAAAATCCTTTTGTGGATTATCTGTATGATTAATAACTTCATCGGATGGTATCGCTTCTCCATTTTTATCAAATTCCCAACCTCCTAATGAAAATGGATTATCTTTCTCTATCATAGAGTTATCTCTTGGAGTAACATTATTACTTACCGCTTGCATTAAGGCTATTCCCCAAGCATCAATTAAGTCATTATCACTATCTGTTTCTATTACATCGAAGTTACCTGCCTGTTCTATTATTTTAGGAAACCAAACGTTTTGTATATTATAATCAATTGCAGTTTCCAATAAACCAACCATTATTGGTCTACTGTAAGTATTTAAAGAAACCCAAAATTCATGTACTTGTTGAGTATTATCACTTTCAAACTTTTGTGGCCGTGGTGCCAAGTATTTAGTACAACCATAATCTTTATACAACCTAATTATTCCATCACTCGCAGCTTTATCTCCAAGTGTATCTCTTACTAATCCAAAATAAACAGATAATTTAACACACATCTCAAAATACGTCTCTTTCTCTTTAGGTCTAGCGAATATGGTTGCTAGTGGCACATGATGAGGTATATTAAATGTGTTTTGCTTTGCAATAACAACCATAGCTCCCTTAGATTTAGAGGATGGTGCCTTATGTTGATTATATGGGTCAATTCCCCCACAATATAAGTTTTGATGCGTACCACTTGGGTGAAATCCATCTAATATCAATATACAATCATCCTCAGAATCAGTATCTTTTGCGGGAATAGCTTTAACTCTTAATGGTTCCACCCTTAATCCTGTTTCTACATTAGTTACCCATTCTAATTTCCATTTAGAGTATTTTTGTTTATTAGATGCTATCTGAAAGTCTTGGTCGTTTAACTTCTGTATATCAAAGTTATTACTTCCACTCTTAGTAAATATCTCAGCTTCATTTAATGGATTATTTTGACAATATCTTAAGTACTTATCCAATTTCCCTTTTCTTAATATTACTCTTCTCTTCTCGATATGCTCTATCGCCGCCTCCCTATCTTCACATCCTAAAATTTGATATGGTTTATAAAGTTTAAGTAGGTTTGGAGTTTCAGAAATATCCTTTCCGTCTCTAGTTGCTCCTCCGTAAAAAGGTTTTTTAAATCTATCTCCTGCTATTAAGAACTTTACACAATTATAATCATCAGGATTTTCCCAAATAGTCTTAAAGTCTTTAGATCCTTTTTCTATTCGGCCACCTGTTCCGTAAATAAAGAATGTTCCTATCTGAGCATCTCCATCCACTAAACAGTCTTCTGTAGCTTCTAAGAACTCACAAAGATTATCAAACTCTCCGCACTCTTCCGCTACTACATCATTTAAAAATAGTCCTTTAAACATATTCGGGTTAGTATGCATGGTACGGACAAATATCTTACATCCGTTATTCTTTTCTACTTCTTTACCATTCTCTATTGCTACATATCCAGAAGTAACTTCTTCTGTATTTCTTAATAATGTATTTACTTTTAATTCAGTTACTAATAGAGTTTCAGAGTCACTCCACTTTGTCATGAAATCTTCTGCATACTTCTTTTGACCGGCAGCCACTCCTGCTTGGTAAACATCTCTAAATCTAAAACCGTAATCTACTACTGCCTTTTGAGTAAACTCAGATACACCTGCTCTACGCTTCTTACCTATGATTATGTTCTTTTGATTAGCCTTACACCACTCTATTATATAACATAGCTGTAAGTGTAAATCACAATAATCAGGAGTAATTACACCGTTTACTGTTAACATGGAGTTGAAGTTCATGTAGTAATAAAATCTACCTGGTAAGAATATACCTCCTGTTTGGTAGCCATTAATACATCTATAAAGTTGTTCATTCCAAAACATCTCGTATTCTGGAGTTACTATTACTTTAGGATTTCTAGCTCCGTCTGCGTGTTCCGGTATGCCGTTAACTACTATGGGATTTGGACAAAATCCCTTTTTTTTCAAATATGGCAACTGTGGTATTGGCAAATCTTCGGCTCTCATATTAAATTTTATTTAAAGATTGCTGTAATAATTTTAATTCTCTTTTTTAATTGCAGAATCTTTTTTATTGCAGTAGTTACTCTAAACATATTGTATTTCTATAACTCCTTTTTTAAGTCTACGATAAAACGTAGTTGTTCCAATTTCAAGATGAGAAATTAAAGCATTAACTGAATCAAATGAAACTCCATTAAACTTAACCTTTTTGCTTGATGGCGCTTGTGCATTTTTCAATCCTTTATTCCAAGGTACAAGACCTTTTTTAAATGCTGTGCTGTTTCCTTCTTCACT